AATATGAAGAAGGAAGGAAGCCGACATGAGCGATCCAGAAATGACCACGTTTGGTATGTACCCGAACTGGGGTGTTGAATACTGCAAATCATATGCCGAGCAGCTAAGAGATAAGACACGCGCAAACCGAGCGGAGCATGCCGCAGAGTGCATTGAATATCTTTTAAGTGTAGTTCAGAAAGAATGGGTTGGGCTGACTGATGATGAAGTAAGCGCAGTAATAGGCGGCGTTATTGGGTTTAATAGTTGTTCTGGTTGGGAAGAAGATTTTGCCCGCGCCATAGAAGCCAAACTAAAAAAGAAGAATGGTCTTGCTTAACGACGGATTAGACAGGACGTACACGGTCTTAAACGACCAAGGCGTCGTACTGCTAATTTGTCGTGACTATTCGATGGCTAGATTTGTATCAGACTCAAGTAAAGGCGTACCAGCCGATCAACGCATTATCGTAGGAGACAAGAATGGACGTAGTAAACCAACCCGCACACTATACTGATGGCGGTATTGAAACCATCGACTTTATCGAAGCCAAGCAGCTTGGGTACAACCTTGGCAACGTCATCAAATACGTTAGCCGCGCAGGTAAGAAAGGCGACCGACTGCAAGATTTACAAAAGGCGCAATGGTATTTAACAAGAGAAATTCGCAATGAAACAGATAACAACTGACGAACTATATTTCCGCGATCCAGAAATAGAACCGCCACCAAAGGCGGTTAGCTTACTACTGCTAAACCCTGGCGGCGTATTGATCGTAGGCAACTGGACAGAGGACTGCATTGGCTGGTGTCCCAAGCCAAAGATCCCGCGCAGTATCAAGGAGAAGGCATCAAGGCTTGGTACTGGGTGTAGCACTGCTTGAGGGCGGCGCGGTATTCGTCGGCTCTGGCAGCTTCCCCGATAAGAAATTCTGCATCCTGTCGAGAGAGTTCTGATCCGGTACAGCTATGCGATCCAATACTGGCGGTTTCGGACACTCCACTGCTAACGGCGGGGCGCTCCGGCCTGTCGCGCAGGCTGTTAGTAAGAGCGGCAGCCCGAGCGCTAATATTCTTAATCTCACGATCTTTCTCCTGTCGTAACGTGTCTGCGCTGGCCTGTAGCGCCTGCTCTTTTTCACGCGCTGCGGCCTGGCCCTTGGCGTACTCGGCGTATTGAGCGGCTTTTTCCTTGTCCCATTCCTGCTGGACTTTGGCCTGACCTGCCGTATCACCGCGCCAATAGCCGGTGCCAAAGGCGCTACACACGGCTATTACAAACCCGACGATCAGCCACGGGTTCATTTTGGCGGTACTTTCGTGCCTTCGAGTTTCTTGTGGACTTTGATCATCTTACAAACTTCTTTCTTGCCTTCCATGTGGCAAACTTTCTTCATCTCGCCACCGGCATAGGCGTTAAACGAGATCAGGCACAACAGCGCGATAAGTTTTTTCATGTCAGTCAATCTCCGGTTGATGGGCAGGTGGTGGGGCTGGCTTGCCAGCAAATCCAGTAACAACAGGCGTGCTTAATGTAGGCTCTGAACGTGGCGTAGGCGTAGGCGTAGGCGTAGGCGCGGGCGGCGTAGGGTCGCGCTCTTTAGCCGTGGATAAGCCTGGCGGCACAAACGCTTCCTTACCCTTGATTGCTAGTAGCGTCGCCAATGAGCCAAGAATGTACTTGCTCATGTCCGACAAGATCAAGAAAAACTGCTTGTCAGCAGGCGCAATACCGTTCATGGGCTGCGGCACGAATACCAGCGAGTAGAGAATCAAAGATACGATCAAGAGGACTACCAGGCAGAACGTACTACCGATAATCAACTTGAGCATTGCATCCATTTTGTCCGATTCTGGCATGTTATTTCTCCGTTTTCATATCGTCAGGGGCTACTAACATGTCAGGACAGACGCCATTAATCGCGCATTGTGGTCGCTGGCATTCCTGCTTATTCCAATTTTTCGGATCTTGGCAAGGATAACGAAACCTATCCTCGCAGCCTACCATCAAGCTAACCACGCATAATAGCTTTAGCCAATTCATAGTGATGTATCCTATCCTCAAGTCCAATAAAGCCGCCATTGATCGCGCGCGTTAGACCTTTAATATCATTCGCGTCAGCAAACCGATTCAATTTATTCGTTTCCCAAAACCAGCAAGCGCTTTGTGCCGCGCCTTCAAACGTCGCCAAGTAATCCGGCACTTCGTTAATATTCATTTCAAGACTGTCAGCGAAGGATTGGTAATTGCTACGGCCTGTGAGTTGGATAAGACCACGGCCACAAAAACGGAAGCCATCACCGCTAGACTCATCACCATTGCCCATACGACTAGCGTAGATGCGGTTCGCAATGGCTTCTTGTTTGTTGGGCTTTGCGCAGTATTGGTTTGCGAGTTCATCAGTGGGGAAGTATTTGTGGAATAACCTGCGAAGCGCAAGCGGTTTGTAGTTGAGATTTTCTTTGAGGACTTCAAAGCCGCCAGATTCATGGGCGCATTGGGCCACAAACGCTGCAATACGGTCTGAGGTATTGATGTCGTAGTCAGGAAAAAGCGCGGATAACGCGTGATGCCATTGAGTAACGTATTTATTACGCGGCAACATTTGCCGTAGCTGCGACTCACTTATCATCATTGCGTTGCGTCCTTTCTAGTTCATGCTCTTTTTGTATCGCCTTCATTTTACGAATTTCGCGCATTGCAGCGATAGTCGCGTTGTTCATGTCCATGTACATGAAGCCCAGTATAGGAATTGCGATGACGAACACCAACGACATTGTTAGCAAACAAATCAGTAAAGCCCACGGTACGTTTCCGTCGTTCTTAGGTACACGAACACGAAGGCCATCCATGCTACGACGAAAAGGACTGCGCCAATCCATGTTGCTTGCTCCTTGAGTTCCACGATCATCTGACGACGTTTCCACGCGGATATTTGCTGCTGCCGCAGTTGATCTTCTTGCGCTTCACGCTGTTCCTCCATAATTTGCGCTCGCATATTCTCGAAGCGCGTCCATACGTCTTTCATCTCAGGTGGAGATCGGTAAACCATCTCCTCCCGAATTTCCTCTTGCATCTGATCAAGCCGCGTTCTGATTAGCACCCGCTGTAACGCGCGCTTACTTAGTGATTCATTGCCTGAGTAGACTTTCTTGGAGCTATTTTCTTCAGCCCAAAATATCTGCTCAACCTGATCCATTGCGTCAAAGAACTTACCCAAGTTTTCACCGACTTGAGAGATAGCGTCGTTTGGGTCAGTCTTTGCTACTGTCTGCACGCGCTGTACTTCGGCGTTGTACTGGACTTTCTCAGCAGCCGTTCGTGGCTTTGAGTTGAACTGTTGCTTTAGATCGTCCAATACCTCTTTTACTTCGCCTACCGTACCCTTAATATCTCTGTACAGCTTACATCCTGCTTTGGCCGCAGCAATGGCTGAATTCGCAGCCATTAAGATAGCTAAAGGGATTTACTGCTCCATGCCTTGAACTGCACCGCGTGCTGCGCCAGATTGAATATCGCTCACCGCATCGTTAACCCATTGAATGCCATATTTCTTACCAATGGCAACCGCATCTTCAATTTTCTTAGGATCAAACTTTTTAGTTTGCGCTTCAACCGCCTGAAACACTTTAAGCGCATCGTTAGGATTTAACAGCAACGCTTTTAACTTTTCTTCCGTACCTTTAGCCGCAGCATTAGCCCAGTATTTACTAAACAAAGACGTCATTGCATATACAGGCCCCGATACAGGGTTGTAGATACGCGAAATAATTTGTTCGGGCGGCACACCTGTTAATTGCTCAATAGGCGTCTTTGGTACGGTTTCGCCTCTAAACGATACGTCTGTCAAATCTTTTTGTAGGCGGTTTGATACGGTCGCAAAGTCGGCCACTTTTTGCGCATAGGTAGGCCCGAACACGCGGTTAAATACGGCAGCTTTATTGCGGTCATTCAACAATGTTACAGGGTCACCTGATCTAACAATATCGTCTAACATGTACGCACGCGTAGCGTTAACGGCGTCCTTGTTTGCGCCATACTGGTTCATAAACTTATTGGTAAACTTAATGTCGCCATACATACGGGTGACTAACTCTTGCGGATTGGTCAGACCTTCTTTTTTGATAATTTGCTCGCCTGCTACACGTTCAAACGCAGAATTAAGCGTATTACGCTGCGCAAGCAACGCCTGCACGTTATTGACCGTCCCACGTAATTCGTCCGTTAAGCCAGGCACCAAAGACATGGCGCTAGAATTCTTACTCAGCCATTTGTTTGCCGCTTTGGGGTCAATTACGTCGTTCTTTAAGGCGGCCTTACTAAAACTATCGTAAAACGCGTCGCGTACAACTTTAACGCCTTCTTCGCCAGTAGCATTTATAAAGTCCAACACGTTAGACTTGTTGCCAGTGATTGCAGGCGCAATTTGCTCGACAAACTTTTTACGGTCTACGTTTTTTAGCGTCGCGCTGTTAAACGGCAAACCAACTTTTTCCAGATATGCTTTATCCGCGTTTTTATACGCAGCCACAAAATCAGGATCAAGACTTTCAATATGACCTGCTACGCGCGTTTTAAGATCGGACAGCAAACGAATTTCGGAGTCGGTATTAGTTTTACGTAATGCCGAATTAATTTCACGTTTAAGGGAATCCAAATCTTCAACTGTGGCCGCCGCAAATCGAGCGCCACCTTCAGTCATTGGTTTACCGCCTGCCGTAAGAATTGCGCTAGGCGCAGTTACGGTTGGCTTAAATACGCGTTCAACCTTGTTAAAAATTGGCTTAAACGTGCGGAACACGTCGGCGTCTTTAGACGCTACAACGTAGTTGTAAATGTCGTCTACCGCCGCTTCAGGAAGCGTTACGCCTTTGTCTTTAGCAATCGTAAACGCTTCGGTGTACAGCGGGCTAGTAACTTTACGCGCATCGTCTTCTTTTTTAGCAAGCAAAGTAGACACGCGCTGACCAAACACATTAGGATCAACTTCTTGTTTATTGTAGGCATCCGCAATTTGATCATCTAATGAACGAAGTTTACGTTCTTGCGGTTTAGCCAAATTAATTGGTGTTAGTTCTACCTTAACTTTGGTAGGGTCGCCAAATAAACGAATTTGATTTTGAGCCAACGCTTGTTTAGCTTGTTCAAATTGAGCGCCGTACTGCGCACGAAATACTGGATCGCGCGACGAAAGATTTTGAATGAAGTTATTGATAACTGGATTGTTAGCCAGCAATGAACTAATTGGCATTTCAACAGATGGAGCGCCTGGCGCTTTAAGCGATACGCTTTGTTGCGCCTTTACCGCTTTTTCAAGCGTATCAATAAAGGTAGGATCAGCCGCACCGGCAGCGATAAAGATGTTGTTGATACGCGAGTTCACATCGCGCAGTAATTCATCTTTAGGCTCTACCCCAGTTAAAACGCCAACTTTGGTTTTAGCGTAGTCCACCGCCTTGTTAGCTAATGCGCCCGCTTTAAGTGCTGTACCAGTAGTGTAAGCTGCGCCGCCGCCGCCTAACAATGAGCCTATAAACCGGCCTGTACCTTCGTAGCCAAACTTACCGCCTGCGTATTCTCCCGCTTGTCCACCGGCTTCAGAGCCAGCACCAACGGCTAACTGTTCAGCAGGCCGCATCACTGCTTGAGCGGCAGGCCCCATACGACGAATACCTGCTAACGCAGGAAACAGATAATTTTCAGGCGACGTAACGGCTTCAATACCGCTAGCTACAATGCGCTCGCCACCTGTCTGTGGTTTAGCGCCAGTAGACCCAAACAAACTCATCAAAGGATCGTAAACCGCAGCACGACCTTTTTTAAACGATTCAAGAATAGACGCGCTAGGTGCTTCCGCAGGTAAACCCGCCGCGCGTGAAGCTAAATTAATTGGATTGATATTAGCGTTTGTAAGCAAATCAGAGATAACACGTCCAACGCCAGCCGTTGTACCGGCTGTTCCAGCAAAACCTTTACGCGCCGCTTCGGCTCTGTAATCACCGGCAGGCGCGCCGCCTGATAATTCCTCCAGTTCCGCGTCAGACAACGGCGTATCGCTGGTGTACCGCTTTCCATCAATGGTATATGTCGGCATTGTTATTCCTCGACTGTAACAACTTTTCCGCTTTTAAGCGTACGCGTAACGGGTGCTTTTCCAACGCCAGGCGCGGGGGCGCTAAACTCAGGAAAGTTAAGCGCAGCGTCAATATCCTCTGGCGAATATTTAGCCCGTTCCGCAAGTTTACGCTGTTGCATCAATTCAGCGTTAGCTTTTGCGGTAGCAACCTTTTTAATAGCTAATAACGTAGCGCGAATCTTTTTCTGCGTATCGCCTGTTGGTGTGCCTGTAAACAGTCCAGAAATATAGTCCGCTGAACCACCAAGAATGGAAGGGTCAGCGCCAGCAGCTTTAAGTTCTTTTTGACTTAAATCGCCTGAACCAGAAATAGCCCGCGCAAATTGCGTCTGTCCAGCGCGGAACGACGCAAAGTTGTTGGTAGCCAACGAATCATTGATAGCTTGCAATGCCTGATCCGCTGCCGTAACAGTTTTAATTTGCGGGTCAATAGTTTGCTGAACATCGCGCCTAAACTTAGGAATGTCCACTAATGCTTTTTGACCTGGCAGTACGTTGGTAATTGTAGTTTTAGGCGTCGTAGCCGTTTGTCGAGCCTCAACAAGTTTTTCAACTTCTTTTTGTTGCGTTTGCGTTAAGTCGTTAAACGACTTTCCAAATTCACTTCTAGCTTTAGCTTCTCTTTCAGCGCCAAACGAAGGTGTTTTTTCAACGCCTTGCAAAAAGCTAAGTCTAGCTTTAATAGATCTAATTTGAGGCTCTGCTTCTGGGCCAAAAGATTCAAGATTTTGTACAACCTTTGTCAACCTATCTATTTCGTTAGCTATAGCAATTTTCTCAGGTACTTTTTCGCCCGCAGGCGCAAGTCCAGCTAAAGTATTTTTAGCCACTGCTAACGCGCGATCACGTTCTGGCGAAGCATCCATAGCTTCCATTTGTGCAATTTGATCTTGCAATTGGGCGCGAGCAGCGGCAACTTGAAGTTCTTTAGGTGTTGCAGCAGCTCGACCTTCTTTAGACCGTTGTGTAGCCAAAGCCATTTCACTTTGCGCTTTACGTGCGTACTCAGCCAACGTCATAGCAAACGGTTGGTCGCCGCCTTGTGCGGCAATGTTAGCCACTTTCATATAAGACTCAGGATCAGCAGGGTCGATCTGTTTAGCGAGAGCTTGACGTTGCGCGATGATCTTTAGCTGTGGATCTTGCGCGCCTAGCGCGCCTGCTAAACCACCACCAAACCGTTGACCGGCAGAGTACGCGTCATAACGTATTTGCTGTTCTGGACTACGGGCAGCAAAGTCAGCAGCCATTTGCCGCTGCTGCATTTGTTGCATTTGCTGGTACTGTTCAGGCGTTGTGAACAACCCTAGAATTTCGCTTTGTGCCATGATTGTTCCTTAATTCGCAAAAGGATTATAACTATCAATAAGTGAAAAACTATGGCCGCTACCCCCACCCCATCCATAGCCGGTAGCGTTAGTATCTTTATTGCCGCCCTTAATAATGTCGCTTAAATAATTAGTAAGCTTTTCATTACCCCCTAAGCCAGATATAAAGTTGGCTGTTGGGTTAAGGCCAGCAGTACGAGATATAGCATTAGCAGCCGCAGTACCTCCTGACAATAAATACTGCCCCGCATTACCTCCGGCTGTAGCTGCACGTCCACCTAATTCCGAACCTATCGTAAGTGGCTGTTGGCCTAACGACTCAAGATTAGTAGCCCCGCTAAGGTAAGCAGCATAAGGCGACAATGCACCGGTTACGCCGGTATCATAACCACCTAGCAGACCCGCACCAGTGTTATACAGCGTCGTACCAAAGGCAAGGTTCTCTTGCCCACGTTTTTGTGCTTCGCTTGCAAGTTCTAAATCTTTTTGTGCTATAACGTTATAGTACGCTTCCATCTCAGGATTAGCCGCAGCCAATCCAGCCGTACCGTCTGGGCGCTCGCCTGTAGCACCAACTGCCAAACCAGCGCGGCCCGTATTGAACAATTGATTTTGCAGCCCAGCATACTGACGTTCACGAGTAGGTGCTAAAAGGCTTTGCTGTTGCGCCATGTATTTAGCTGCAACTTCCTCTGGACTTTGAGATAGGTACTGTTTACCAAGATCAAACAAACCTTGACCCGCTTCACGCAGCGGAGCATAACGAGCCGCTGCACCTTCGGCATCCGTAAGACCTTGACCGCTAAGAGCCATAAAACGGTCTTGAAATGCTTTCATTTCTGGGCTTAGCTCATACCCAGCGCCAGTTAAACGGCCTTCGCTTGTTAAACGCGATTCATAATCTTTTGTTGCAGCAGCTAATTGTTCCTCAGGCGTTTTAAATTGGTCAAGCGTGGGCGTTGTGCCTCCATAATATTGACCATTCCAATTTTGCCATCCCCCACCACTAGAAGCAGGATTTTTTAACGCGTCAGCTAACTGCTGCTCACGCGTTTTGAATTGGTCAATAGTTGGTGCGCTAACACCTGGTATACCAAACTCAAAATTACTTTTACCAAAGCGCGTTGTAACGCCTACCGGTCTAAAACGCGCTTCTTCAGCAGCGATACGTGCAGCTTCGATTGTTGCTTTAGCTTGCGCTTCTGAAGCAGCTTGTTGTGAACTAGCGGACATGCTGCTACCTAGTAAGCCTGCTCCCGCGCTAATAATTGCACCGAATGGCATATCAATTTCCTTTGATTAAAATAGCGTCTGCTTTATTCGGATCTTTCTCATCCGTAGCATGAATGCAAAACCAAACGCAGTCTGTAATAGCTTTAATACCGTGTTCAATGCCTGCTTTAATTTCTAAACAAGCAGGCGCTTCAATGATCTCAAGGCTGTCGCCCTTCTTTACTACAACCTTACCTTTAGCAAGTATCGACAAATGGCTAAAGTCATGTACGTGCTTTATAACCGCAGCATCTTTTGGCACGAAGAATTCTTTGGCGTACAGCCCATCAGAAAAATGATGGGTAACATCGCCGCCAATTTCTACCAGTGCCTTGTCTACATTCATGCTGCTTCCAATGCTTCAATACGAGCAATTGCTTCTTGTAGCGCGGCTACTAGCAACGGCACTAACTTAGCTTGGTCAATACCTTGTGGCTTAATCTTCCCGTCTGCGTAAACAGCATCTTTAACGCCATTAATAGCTTCAGGAACAACCGCTGATACTTCATGCGCGATAAAGCCATCTACCGCAGTAGCATTTGGCTCGGCAATCCAGTTAAACCGAACGGGAGCCAAATTCTTTACGCGAGCAATAGCCCCCGTCATTGGCGTGACGTTCGTTTTTAAACGATAGTCAGACGAAGTGTTATAGCCCGTAGATGTGCCGGACGTAGTGATTGAACCAACGTCTGTCAACGTGCCAGTAGGTAGCGTTGTGCTAGATTTTTGAAACAGAATTAACTGCGTCTTGCCTGTAGCAACAATGTTAGCTTGCGCATACCCAGAAGTGTTGTCATTGAAAAATACAGCGCCAGGATTAGTGGTTATATTTTCGCAGTATAAATTCCACACAGCCGAAGGGTTGGTATCACCTATGCCAACAGTGCCGGTAAAAGTTTTTTCAGTAGCAAAAGTAGTGGGTAAACGCGCATCGGCAACTGTACCAGACGTAATAGCGGCGCCCGATATTGTGACGCCAGACAACGCGCCTGCATCAGTAAGAATAGCTGGGCTATCTTTAATTAAATTGCCGGTAGTCCCATCGTATCTAGCCAATGCGTTAATTGTAGCGCCGCCTGGCCCAACTACCGTACCCCCGCTAACCGCTTCTAATTTAGATGCAATAGCGATAGCAATGTTATCGAACTCTAATCCGATTTCAGTACCTCGAACGATCTTAGATGGATTACCAGACGCAAGCGCATCTTTAGCAGCAAAGTCGGTAGATTTTACGTAATCAGTCATAGCAGTCCTTAATTTGTCTTGCCATTTTTGGCTTGTATTTCAATCTTTTGAATTGATATGGCATACGCGTTTATATTTGCTTCGTAACCCGTTTGTACAATTTTTCCGGATCCAGTAGCATTAATATGTAACGTATTAAGCGCAATGCCCCCCGCATATTCAGCCAATGGGCCTCCGTTATCACCAAACTCAGCCACACCGTATTCTGCTGCTACTTGAGTAGGAATTTTTACATTTTCTGAAACATAGCTAGTACCAAAATCAAACGCCCATTTGATAGTTATATATTGGTTAGAACCACCAATAACAACAATAGCTATTCGTTTAAGCAAAGACGTAATGCTTTGATCGCCTAGATCAGTATGATTTGTAAAATAGCTAAGTCTGTACGTAGATGTGTAGTCTAAGTATGATCCGTACTTACCTATATAGCCGTCTTTGCCAAGAAGCAAATCGCCATTCCTACGCGACAACCATGACTGAGGATTAATAGTATCCCAAGTAGTTACGCGTGAAGCACCATCTGGTAACGCGCCGCGTGTATCAAACGCGTAAGTAACCATAGCTAATGGAAGCGTTAAAAGATAAAGCGCTTGTTTTTCAGAATAGACTGCTTTTACATTATCTAGCACTTCAGCAGCAACATATCCCATTAGGTCATCGCGGACATTTTTGCTAATGTCGCGGAATGGAGCAGATTTTTCTTGAATAGTACGCAAGATAGACCGCACGCCACTATTAGATAAAAATACTACATCCGTATTTGTATTTTGAATAGAATCGCGTGCAATGCAACCAATACCGCCTACTGTATCGGCTAACGTCATAGTAGACGGCGTAGTAGCACCGCTATACACAAGAATCTGGCGCTTACCAAAGATAAACAAATAGTTGTTATGCGCGGCTAAACCAATAACTTCATCCGGCCCGTTAGGCCATACGTTAGCTAAGTTTAGTGAACCAGAAGTACCTGTTGACCAGATATGCCCTGCCAAAAGGTCAGAAAAGTAAATTGTATTGTTATTAGTCGCCGTGTTAGCTGCCCATAAACGGCCATACGCTGAAATACATACATTACAGTTTTGAACTGTGGCTACATACCCTGTCTTTTCAGATACGCGGCGATAAGTCGTTGTACTGACTGCCGGATCATAAATAAGGGGGTTATGACCTATTTGGAAGAAATACGTAATACCGTTAAGCGACGCGCACTGCCAGTTATTAGATGTTATGGTTGGGGCAGTACCCCCGCCCCCATAAGTAAGCTGTACCACAGCATTACTACCATTTAGTTTAAATAACTTGTTGCCACCTGCAAATAGAATTGTAAGAGTG